TTAATCCTTATCTAACATTCCCCTTGTTTTCCCTTGAATTATGGCTTCAGTTAACCCTTCCAAGGCTCCACCTTTAGTTCTATTCAAACAATATTTTGGATTAAATTGATTAATAAAATTATTTTCTTTTATCAAAGTTTGATGAGTCGGGTAAACAAATATCCTCGTAGTATCGTAAGCTCTAAAACTATCTATCGATAAAATGGAATTTTCTTTATTTCCGAATATCAATCGGTCAAACTGTTTTTGTTTACTCCAATGAGACTGAATACGTTTTTTTATATTGTCACTACTACCGATATAAACTTGAGCATATTCATCTAGCACCATAATGTAATATCCAGGAACCTCTTGCAAAGGAGCAAGGTCAGTAATTTCCTCAAACACTTTAGTTTCATCGACAAACTTCATAAGTTCTTTATTAAATTCCTCTTTAGATAACAAGCGAAAATAATCCATATTTAAATCATAATTATACAAACTATTTTCACTCTGTCTTTTTATGTATTCATCAGAGTAAACTTTCCCATTACCAAACGAACTTTTATTACTTACTTTTATATAATTATCTCTTGTTAGTTTTAATCCGTCAGACTTTTGTTTTATATTTATGCCAAAATATTTAATCATCATAACTCGTTACCTCCTTCCTATATATAATTATACATACAGTTCTAAATAACTATTTTACTTTATGAGGAATAAATTGAAAATGCTTTTTAATTCTATAAGTGAAATAAAAAAGAGCCCCACTCCGAAGAGCAGGGGCTTTAATCAATAACCTTTAGATTTCAATACAGCTTGCAATTTACTCCTTGTATTCGGTCCATATATGCCATCAACTTCATATGGCAAATAAACTTTTTGGAATCGCATTACAGCATCTTTTGTTTTACCTCCATAAATACCATCAGCTGTACCACATTTGAAGTTAACAGCATTTAAAGCGTTTTGAAGCTGCTTAATAGCTGATTTATTTGTTGAACCTGTTTTAAGCACGCCAGAAGGTAAAGGGTGTTTATACTCTGATTGCTCTTTCTTAGGTATTTTAGGCGTTGGTGTGTACGTAGTTTGCGCGGTACCGAACTTAATTATTTGACCTATTGTTAATTGAGACGGTTTTACATCTGGATTGGCTGTAATTAAATCCTCAACCGTAATACCTTCTTTTCCATCTTTTAAAGCGATGCTCCAAAATGTATCACCTTCTTGAATCGTATAAAGACCTGGGACTGCAGAAGGTTCTTGCCCCTTAATAGGAAGGTTAACAACAGCATCTTTAAATGCTTTTTTATAATCAAACACGCAGCATGCTTTCCAAGAATAACCTGGCATTTCATTATGCGCCTTGTCGTACTTACCAATTCCATCAGAAATTAAAGCTTTGTGTAAGTCGATAATAGAGTGAATAGTCGCTTCACTAAGCTTGTCTATACGATAATCGCCAATAACGCATATACCAAGACCAATTGTATTGCTGTTACCCACATGATAGCTTTTCTTTGAAATATCCACGCAGTAGTAAATAGTAGCCTTTCCGTTCACAACATGTTTAGGATCAATAATTAAATGATATGCGATTTCTGGCCAACCATTTGTGCGTACATGGAAGTCAGCGAATGATTCAACTTTAGATCCTCCAGCTGATAACTTAGTTAATGAGTGATGCCAAACACGAGTAGTAATGGAATTCACACCGTTCTTACGCTTGCTATAAGATCCTTTATGAACCAACTTACCTCGTTTATCAACTAACTGTGGTAACTTTTCAAATGCGTACATATTCATCTTCCTCTCGGATTTTAGTTATATGAAAAAAGCCACTCATAAAGAGTGACTGAATTTTATTCATTTTGTTTTTTAGCTTCTCTTTTTCTTAACCAAGATTTAAGTCCTTGAATAAAGTGCGTATTTTTCCATACCGCATACACATTGACTGCAAGTGCTGAAAAGGCTGAAACAACGATGACAAAAGCATTAATACTTTCAGTAGTGAACCAATTAAATGACACTCCAATTGTTCCAAAGAAAAATAAAAGGGCGGTTAGGAAACCACCCAGTAATGTAAAGATATCTTTTTTCATTTTTAGCTTCCTCCCTTGAATACCGTAAAGACAATAGCAATGCTGCCACCGATTAAACCTGTAGAGACGGCTACAATAATTGCATTTGTAATAGTACGTTTAAGCCAAGTTGTATTTTCATTAATGCTGTTTAGCATGTTTTCAATAGCCTGGATTCTTCCGTCGTGACGAGTGGTGATTTGTTTTAACTCCTGCACTTCTTTTTGTAACGACTTAATATCAGTTTTCATTTCGACTATCTCTTTCTGAGTTGTATCCATTGGTTGAGCCTCCGTCGTTTGTGACATCTCCCTCACCCCTTTTATAAAATAAAAAGAGAACTGATATCAGCTCTCTTATTCCTTGTCCATATTATTAGAATTTCATTAATGTTAATTAGATACATTAAACTTATAACTCAAGCGTTTATACTGGTCATGCTTTTTAGCAGAATCTACACCTTTGACATGAACACTAATGAAATAGTTACCAGGGCTCTCCGGAATCCAAATAAAATTGTTATCAGTTGAATAATCTCTTAGGATTTTAGGATCCTCTGTGTCTTTCCAAACCCAGTATTCATATAATATCTCCTTTCCTCCCTCAGCATCAGTTGATATCTCTACAGGCTTGTTTACTACTTGATTATTAGTTGGATTTACATGTATTTCGTTTATCTTTATAGGTGGATTAACTATTGAAAATGTTGTATCGTATCTTTTATAAATATCATATGGTTTAGTAGAGTCTATATCTTTCACATGGACACTTATGGAGTAATTACCTTTTTCCGTAGGCACCCATTCAAAAGATTTATCCCACGAATAATCCCTTACGACTTTTGGATTCTCTCCGTCTTTCCATATCCAATATTCGTACAACTTTTTCTTACCTCCAGAAGCGTCTGCAGTAAGTTCTATTGCAGTATTAATAGTCTGAGAGCCTGTCTTATTAGATTTAACATTTTGTATAGTTATTGGATTGATTTGCTCCAATTTTTTATAAAAATCTCCTGAAGCATCGACTTGATAACCAGAACTTAATGGTTTTGTTAGGATTAACGAATTAAAGTGAGAATAAGGCGCTGTTTCAAATGTGATTTTTTGTATATCCTGTCCTGACAATATGAATTTATGTGTCCCCTCTGGTTGGAAATTCCCAAATAACCATCCCTTTTGATTTTTTTGAATAAAGTTTCCCTTCAATTCTATAACACCTGCACTAAGCCGACTGTTCATAGGGTTGTCATGTTTATAATCCTTTGCCACATACATATAATCTTCTTCATTTTCCATCACTAGGGATCCGTAGTTGTAATTATTAAAAGAACCTTTTATTATTAAATTCCCTTTATTTATTTTTAATGTCGAAGAGAGATTACTTAGAAATACATCTCCATTAACTATTAAGGTATGTCCATTTAAATCTAGTATTTTATGATCTTGAACTGTTAGATTAGATACAGTCAAGTTACTGGATAATTTCATATTTTGCTTCACTACCAGGTCTGATACTGTCTGTTCAGCAGCAAATATTTTTGTACTAAATAAAGTTAACGCAAACAAAAAAGTTATTACAAACATTAAATTTTTTTTTGATAACAAGCTTTTTCTCACCATTGATTTATCCCCTAACTCTTACTAATTTTAATTTTTATAAATATGAACCCTTCTAAATTTTAGCTTTTTAGGTATATTTACTCAAGTCTTTTTAGTGATTAAAAACTTGCAAGGGAGAAAATATAAATCCGCCCCTTATAAAATAAATAAGGGGATCGCAAGTACTCAAGCTGAATATTAAATAATGTAATCCAATTCAGAAATACCATAAAAAAGATTATTTTCTCATTTTATAAATGATAGTAAATACCTTCTTAAAATACTATAAATGTATTTACGACCGTTTTTTGTTAGGTTATGATTTGTATATCATATCTAAAAGGAGATTCACCGTGAATAAATCTAGTATTTTAGCATCAGTATTCATTTTCCCATTTCTAGGAATTTTGGTTCCCTTTTTACTGGCATCTCAAATTACCAGCATAGAATATACACCAAATATCATACTATCATCTATTGTTATACTTTATTCTAGCTTTAAACTAATGTTATTTGGGTTTAAAGGTACAAAGAGAATAATAGACTTAGCTTTTTGGTTGTTCGTATATGTCTTTTTAGGTCTTGCTTCATTTACACAGCTATTAACAGGTAAATTCCCTTGGGTGGGAAGCTCATATAGAGAATTTGAAATTTTTTACGCATATTTAATAACAATTGTTGGATTAATCTCTTATGATCTTGGTCAAGTTTTGACTAGAAAAAAACTTAAAAAACAAGATGCAGAGATTGATTTAGAAGAAGATACAGAAAAAGGAGGATTATTCATCCTCACTTTACCAAGATTCTATGCTTTGTCGTTGATTTCTACCATCCTTGTTTTATTTGTGGGACTCACTAAACTTCATGGTAACTTTTTCATTAGTCGTGGTGAATTTACTGGTTTATTCGGAAACACAACACAATTACTTTTATATTCAAGTTTATTTAGAACACCAGCATTCGTAGCGCTAATCATTGGACTAGTAATCGTTTTTGACGGTAGAAGACTAATTGCTAAATCAAGATCGTTTTTTTATCCAACTCTATTCCTAGTGTTCATACTCAACGTCCTTGCTAATAACCCTGTAGCCAACGCGCGTTTTTGGTTTGGTACAGTAGCATTAGCTATTTTCTTTGTTATCTTCAAATGGAGAAGTATGTCTTTTGCTATATGGGTGAATGCTTTTATCTTCATTTTAATTATTGTTTTCCCATATTCAGATTTATTTCGACACTCTGTAGACTCTCAAATAGTTGCAGTGAAAACATATAAACAACTATCAGAGAATGGAGATTATGATGCTTTCCAACAAATTATAAATACCGTCCGCTACACAAGTTACTTCCACCTTGCATTTGGCGCCCAATTTGTAGGAGCTGCACTGTTCTTTGTTCCAAGAAGCTTATGGCCTGGTAAACCAGAAGGAACAGGAGCTGTTATTGCAAACGGGATTGGATACGATTACACAAACCTGTCTGCTCCTTTTTGGTCAGAATGTTTTATCAATTTTGGGATGATTGGTGTGATTTTAATCTTTTTCTTGTATGGTGCAGCTGTTGAACGGATTCAACACGTATATATTCACAGAAACAGAACAAGAAAGAACATTACATTATTAAATATTTTTGTGCCCTTTTTCGCCGCTTACCAATTTTATTTTTTAAGAGGTGATTTATTAAATGCTACAGCTAACCTAACATGTTTTATTATCTTTGCTTTGTTAGGTAGTAAATTGAATAAGCAATACCTAGTTAAATACCAGGGACGTAAAAAAACATTTAGAGAATCAGTAAAAGAAACCCCGAAAACGTTTGATCCCTCAATAACATTTGATTCCTTAATTGAAAAACAGGAAGAACCACAGGAAGAAGAAAAAGAGTTAGTACACGTTTAATCATGGATAAAACAGCCACCTTTTTTGCATATAGGATGGCTGTTTTTTATTCCTCTCAGAGACATCCATCCCTTCGGTTGATCTTATATAGCACTTTGTCCTTCTTCTAATACATCAATAGAACCTTGATATTCATCAAGAGTTTTCAAATACTCATAACCTTGCTTTATGAAGTTTGGAGCATCATCCTGAACATTAGGTGTGAAAAAATAAGATTTTTGATCAATCAAATTCTCTTTCAAGTCTGTATCGTATACATTGATGATTATACTAATCCTTTCTTTATTACCACTTAGCGTATCTATTTGATGATACGCGGAATCAAATAATAACTCTTTTCCAAAGGTGGTTAAACTCATTTCTTTCTTTAACGCCATCTTACTACCTCCTTTTAAACTAAGGTGAGCGGCAATTGCCCCCAACCATAGGTATCATCGTCTTTTTTTATTAGAATATAAAATTTATCGGAAACTCCTGCACTACCAGATACTTTTATAATTGTATCTGCAAATACATACGATGGAGCCGGCAATGAAGACCTGCTAATAAATTGGAATGGACTATGAACAACAGGACTTCCGTTCGCTGACTCAGGTAAAGGCGCTCCACTATAAACCATATTTCCAAAAGGTTTTTCTGCCCTGAACGCAATTGGGTTTTCAAGCACAAGCGATTGAGTATTTCCAAAGAACTTGTTGTTTGTAAAATAGTATCCTGTTGCATCTGATTTTTGAAGGACTGCAACAGTACAGTTATAAAAGTAGTTATCATCATACAGGGCAGTCGATGTAGTATGAGCACCTGTCATACGTATTCCTTCTGCGCAGCTAAAGAAGTGATTTTTAGTTACTTTATCTCCATAATTCGAATAAACAGCCACCGTTTTGATTCCTATGAAAATATTATCTTGAATAATCGTAGCAGATCCCATTTTAAATAATCCAATCTTCATACCTTTAAAGGTGTTTCCTTTTATGATAGATTGACCCATATCCCCTAGTCCAAATTCATTAATGGCAGTTCCTGTGCCTGTATCGTCTTTTACTGTATTAACTTCAAATGAAATCGTTGAGTTTTGTAAGACGACTGCTGCAGCGTTGGTCTGAAGGTCAATTTCATTATGGTTTACATACACACAATCATATTTAATTCGAAATCCATTATCGACTGTCAATGATGTTTCAAGGTGGACACCTGCATATGTTGGTTTAAGTGGATTATGATGAATAAAAATACTCTTTGGTATGCCATCTTCAGCGGAGGCCTTACCAGAGATAAGAATGCATTGATCACCTTGTATATTATTTCCATGAAAGTGTACATTTTTCACGTTATCGCGAACCTTAAAAACGCCGCGAACCTTACCACCTGAGGTTCCATTTTGATAAGTATCATCTTCTATCGCCTCGTTATCATAAATGTTAATATTTTGAGTTGTAGCACTACCTACTTCTGCTTGGATATAAACTGCATGGTCTCCAAATTTTTCAAATTTATTATCGTGAACGGAAATGTTTTGTCCAATAATTAACAAGTTGGAACCACGAGAATTTTTAAAGCCGCAATTACGCACAACAGAATTAGAACCAACCTGAACCATAGCAGATAAGTTGGCTTTAGAAACCGAAGGATCAAATCCTCCATCAAAAATAATACCGTCTAATTCAACGTTTGCTACGCTTAAAATTCCACTTTTATCATCTTTAACTTGTTCTGCCCCTAGATCTAACTTAATCACCGTTTTCCCTTTAACACCTGTTATAACAGTAAGGTTGGTAGCAGACAAAGCAAAAAAACGTTGAATATCCTCTATTTTTAAAAGGTACGTTCCTTCACCAAGAAAAATTTGCCTACCACGAGCGAGCAAGAGCATTTCTTTGAAGGCTGGTGTATCATTTGTTATACCATCCCTTTTTGCTTGAAATTTTTCTGGGGTTGCCAATGTACGACTCTCTGCCTCTTTAAAAACGTCGTTATGAGTTGCATTTTCTTGCAGCTCTTTTAAAACTTTATAAGTTCTGTTTTGATGATAGTTCATCCATTCAGCAGGTGGACGATCTTGAGGACTCCAACCACTATTTTTTCTTGTGCTAGGAGGTTCCTGACCTGGATTAAGCCATTCAGGTAGTTTTTCACTATATGGCATCGTCTTCTCTCCTTTCTATAAAGGTACAGTTGTTTCCTTATCTGGTACGATATATGCTCCAAGTGTTCCACCTTGGGTAGGTGAAGTTGTACTTGATAGTCCGTTATTTCCTGTAGGACTTCCCTCAAAATCCTCTATAGAAGATAACTCAAATGTTCCATCCATCTGGATAGACTGAACTTTGACTCCTCCAGAGACAGTTGACTGTACAATATTTGTAAACGTATAAGGCGTTAGACCAGAGGCGTATATGGTATTAATAGGAGCATTAGTCATATAAACAGACGCTGGTTCATCTGCAGAGTGTAGTTGAAATTCGCTAGGATTACAGTTTAATGTTTGAGCCAGCACCTCAATTATTTTGTTAAACGTCCCATCCGATCTATCACGAGCAATTTTACTTTTAATAAGAGCACGATAAACTTTATCGCTTGTTTTTCCTCGTTTTTGCCCTATATCATTTCCGATAAAGTCAAGTGTCTTCCCTTGAGCATTATTTAGGTCACGCCATTCTTCAATCTTCGTAAACGTGTCTTTTAACTGATTAATTTCATCATCAAGTAAGGAAAATATCTTTCCTAAATTCGAGTTTTCACTCTTAATAAAAGCATCAGAAAGCTTAGAAAACCAATCTTTTATCAAGTTACACTCACCTCAATTAAATCCGGACTTGTTCTAGCAATCTCGTAACTTTGTAAGGTTAGATTGCCCATTTTATAAGATTCGCTGTCTTTAGCAATTTGAATAGTTACATCTTCTATTCCAGGCGTTTCATAGACAAAACTAAATAACTGGGAATATACAATCTTTTCACCAAGAGCTAGACCTGTCCAATCTGTTCCAGATGCATCTTTACCTCCAATTTCTTGGATAAGAGTTTGTTTAATAGCAGCTACACCGTCACTAGGAAAACTGGTATTGGATTGTATAGTAATTTTCATTTTGATTTGTACTTCAACAGCATAATCAAATCTTACAGTATGCTCAGTACCACTAATGTCAGTGACAATTACTTCTTCTGAACCCATGGTATCAATACCAGCTGCTACACAATTAAAAAGTGTGTCAGCCACATCTTCACGATTACCACCTAGTACATATGCATGAACAACAGGATTCACACTCACTACACTAGAAGAGCGAACGCCAGCTGTATCGTTTAAACGTGCAATAATTGCATTAATAGTAGTATTACCCTCAATAGCAGGTGATTTAATAAGCCGATCTCGAAGCTCCATATCTGTCTCTGCGTCTCTTCCACCAGTAGCAGCCAAAAGGTTTGTTACTGTATAGATGTTTTCTGTAGGTTCTCCCTGTAATGTAATAGTCTCTGCAGCAACGTTTGTATGAATCCCCTTCTCAACCGAAACAGCCTCACCACTACCTTTTCCTGTCTCATCTAGCGTTACATTTTCTATGAGATAAAAATAAATAAATTTATCTGTAGCAAATTGAGTCTGTTCTTGAATCGTTGTATTTGGTACACCTGTAAAAATTAGTTCTACATGAGATTCTGATTCTTGATCACGACTCATTGTTTTATTCGAGGCTAACCGATCAAGTTGAACACCTTCGGCTTTACTGGAATATGCGCTGTTATAAACCATTTCTGCCAACTCCCATAAAGGAGCTAAAAAGAACGCAAAGATCATAATTAAAATCCCAAATGGACTCTTAGCAGAAACATTCACATCATTGCCGAATTTCTCTTTAAACTTCGTTTCTAAATCTTCTTTTAAATCCTGGTATGTCTTACGTTTAAAACCTGTTTTATCAAGCATTTAATTCCACCTCATCGATGGTTAATTCTGTTTCATTTTGTTTTTGAATAGTTAGCGATATTTTAAGGGCACGCCCTTCTTTGACAAAAGAGATATTCGTTACAGCACCTAGACGGTCATCTTTAGAAAGAGCTTCAATAATGTCGTCCCTTATCTCTGCTTCACTAGCACCTTTGCCCAATAAATTGTCATAAGATAAGCCATACTCAGGATCTAAAAAGAACTCACCCTTCCGTGTCCTTAATATGGATTGAACGGATTGAATGAGTTCTTCATCACCTGATATCATTATTAAATTTCCATCTTGCACAACTAAATCACCGCCTTCAAGCTTCGGTGAAATCATACCTTAAACCTCCCAACAATAACTGCATCATTCATACTATGCATTCTGGAAAACTGCGGATCAAAAGGATCAGCTCCTAAATAATCTAATGCGCAATCAGCAAAACTAACATATACAATATCACCCACTGCTATAGGTCTGTTATATTCAACATGCTCCAAGATATGAGCATCTAGTACTAAAGCATGCTCCTCTCCATTTTCTTTAAATAGAGGTTTAATATCAGCTGTAGATCCATGAACAGCTGTAACCCTAGCAGGAGCAGCTACATAAATCTTAGCTTTAATTGCTTGGGCAAAATTTACAAAAAAATTAATATCGTCAGCCATTAGATCACCTGCACTTCTGTTTTAAAATCAGAACCACTAGCTGTATGCTTCCCTTTTTTAGCGCGATATTGACCATTCGCAGTTTTACTTTTGATCTGAATAATTGAAGCTGCTGATATACGATGTTGAAGCAAACAATTAACTGTGTATCCTTTCAAATCATCTTCTTCAAACGGATCAGGTGAACCTAATAAGCCCGTTGCCTCTTCTAAATTAAAGCGTTCGTCTGTACCCTCTTTTATTGAACGAATAACCAATGTACCTCTTCGATAATAAAGAGCTGCACCACAGTCTTTTACAACATCTGAAAGGTTATTTAATATGTTCCCTGTCACTGTATATCCACTTTTATAAGTTGGATTCTTAGGTAACTTTATTTCTCCAAGACGTATACCTAGTGCACTCACTAACTTGCGAATGATAGTATCTGCCTTTGTATTTTTGCCAAAAGCAATCTTCAACGATTTCTTATCGGTACTTGTAGAAGCTGTCACTTTTACACCTGAGTAATCTTGTCCTTCTGTCATATGGATAGTTGTGATTTTATCTACACCATCTCGACTAGTCAAAACTCTTGATATCTTGCCTTGCGAAAGAATACCGTATTCTGCTTTATAGCCTGCCTGCAATATCAAGGTATCGTTCTTCTTTATATGGTTAATAGAAGTACTGGAGAGGTTGTATAGCTTAACTGTAATTTCATTAGGTGTTGAATCATCATCAAAAGGAACTTCAAACTCAATGTGAAAATTATCGTTAGAAAAATCAGCTTTGGAGTCCCCTTCTATATGGACCTTGATCACTCTTCCAAACAATTCATTACTCATACACTTACCTCACTTAAAATTTCATCAGGTGCAATGTCATCAATAAATAAAAATGTTGTCACCATAAAATTATCAAAGGTAATGCGCTTAGTTTGATCGGATTCATCTAAAACTACTAAAGATGGAGCTGGCAGTCGTTGATCAACAAAATCGTGCCAAAGTGGTACGTTTAATACAAGCTTTTCACCTAAAATAATGGCCTCGTTATCAACACTATACAAATCCACTGTAAAAAAATCGCATGTTTGATTATAATTAACCTCCATCACAAATGTATCTGCAGCAAGCTCTATTTCAAATCGCTCAGGTAAACTATTTTTATTAATGGGAATGTAATCACGCATAACATCACCTCAATCTATTTCACTCTTAGTTTGACACCAATGGGAATTCTTCTATCTTTGTAGCCATTCCATTTCCTTAGCTGTGCAATACTTGTGCCGTATTTCTGCCACATATCCCAGTAAGTATCTCCTTTCTTAGTGACATGATAAACGGCACCTGTAGGTTTGTTGCTAACAGGCTTTTTCTTGCCACTGTTTTTTACTTTCACCCACGGTGTAGAGGCAATCCGCATTTGCCGCAACTTAATAGAGATATCTTTGCCGTTAGCATTATTTGAATCTACAGAACCACTTAGATCCAAAATAATAACGTTTTTAGCAATATTACGACCGGTATAGGTTAGAATCGTACCATTTTTCATACATTTCTTAAGGTATTCGTAATCAGATTCATAAGAATCTCCATTTAAAACGCCGGAGAGTGAAAACTCATCCGGCTTTTGTTCAACATGATCTGTCATAGGAATACCTTGTTCTACTGGATAAGATGTAGCATCAACTGAAGCAGAATCATCTTCTTTTTCAATTAATAATTTGATATTTCCTAAGCGTGCCATTTTCACCCTCCTAGACTAAGCCTGAATTAATAAGAACCTCTTGGAACTTCTTATACTGTTCTACTAACGCTTCATCAATTTGTTCTCTGACACTCTTTTCACCTTCTTTGCTGCCACCAGTAATGGTTATGACAGGCTTAAACTCAATGTTGATCTGCTTAGAACCTGTGTCTCCAACAGCAAAAGAAGGAGCGGCAGATTCAGAACTTTCCCCTTGGTTACTAGGTACATTACTAGTTGTTTTCTTGAAGAAATCCAAAATACTAGGCCATACCTTAGTTCCAGTAGGTAAGTTAGGGAATAGAGTAGCACGATTTGGACTAAGCCCCATTTGTCCATTTGGAAGCATGAAGGGCTCGTTTAATCCACCATCGCCAAGAACAGCATTACCTCCAGTATGAGAATTTGTACCATTTGCATACCAGTTATGGCTTTTCCACCATCTTAATGCACCGCCAATACTCTTATAACGATCTTGGATGTATTTGATACCCCAATAGATGTTATTAGAAGGGTTAAATGGATCACCTTTGTAGTTAAAGTGTTTCAACTGCATTAAACCTTTTGCTGTCCCGTCAGATGTTGGAGCGCCAACTGCTCTAGGATTACCACTTGATTCTTTTTGGATAATCCAGTTTAGGCCTGTCTTCCATGCATCGCCAGATACACCGGCTCTCGCCATACCTGCAGTAATCCATTGTGCAAGATTTCCTTTTGGTGCAGCACCATAAGAACCACTATCACCAGCTTTTCCTTGTAAATAGGTTAACGGATTGATGTAAGCGCCATTACGCTTAATTTTCAAGTCTAAGTGTGGTCCTGTGGAGAATCCAGTTGAACCAACTCGACCAATTACTTGCCCTTCTTTGACTTTTTGCCCCTGTTTAACAAAAGGAGCACTCATCATATGGATATAAGATAATAAGTCTGAACCACTTTGAATACGAACGCCATTACCGGCAGTACTCGATCCTATAAGGACTTGTTTAACAATACCATCTGTGAGAGATTTAATTGGTGTCCCCTGTGGTGCGGCTAGATCCAAACCATGATGGACTCCGCCTTTATGGACTCTATCGTTCTTATTACCGTTTGGTGTAAAGTTTGTTGTAATACGGAAAGGACTTCCTAAATAATAACTACCAATACCTGTACCAGATGCATCTTCACCTAGGAAAGAGAACTCTTCCATTTTCTTCTTAACAAAACCTAAAGCATTATCTTTAATCTTTGTTAAAGAAGCAGGGAAGACTTTATTAAACACTTCACTGATGGCAGGTGGTTTAGGGACAAAGCTAGCAAATACCTTTTTAAGCAACTTAGATGGTTCTGAAACATATGACCAAACATCAAGCGAAAGGTCTTTTACTTTATTAGCGCCAGCAACAGCTGTATCCTTAACAGCTTTTCCTGCTCCAACAGCCTTATCTTTTGCAGCTCCAGCAACGTTTTTAGTTCCTTCCCACAGGTCTGATGCCACACTTTTAAAGGAACTACCTAAGTTTCCTTTATCATAAGCTGGTATCATACCAGATTGCATTAACTGTTGAGTTTGAGGACCAGAAAACACTTTAGTACCTTGAGGTAAATTCAATAATGTATCAGTTGCTGGTGACATCCCCATTGCACCACTAGGAGTGACATATAACTCTTTCATGCCACCATCACCAAGAATTGCAGGTCCACCAGGATGATATCCTGTACCAGTAGCATACTTTGGCACCCAAGGATCTATATAGAAATCTGCACCTATTTTCTTCATGATCCAGTTTAGACCACCAGTGGCACCATTGATCATTTTCTTAAATCCGCCAAATACCTTGGAAGTAAGAGCCTCGATTCCACCAGTGACTTTTCCAGCCATACCCTTAATTCCAGCACCTATCTTTCCAGGTAAATCCTTGGCACCTTGTATGATTTTCCCGAAGGTATTAGATACATCATCGCGTATCATACCAAAAAGTTGCTTCGTTTCAGAACGCGCTGTGATCCAGGCTGATTTTATGGATGAGCCTATTCGACCTAGCATTCCTTTGACCCCACCATACAAGGAAGTCCAAATGCCAATTACAGCATTTTTTAACCCGGTCATAATATTTTGACCAAGCAACTTCATAGCCGTAAATCCATATTGGACCGTATTTTTCACATTTGTAACACTGGCTTTAAAGAGTGAAACTAGACCTTGCCACAAACTAACAAATACGCTACGGAAACCCGAGAAGAAAAGCTTACCTGCACTTAGGATACGACCAAACATCATTAAATTGACATAATTCCAGACTACTTGGATAGCTCCAAGGAACATCTGTTTCAAGCCTTCCCACATTTTACTGAAGTCTCCAGTAAATAAACCTGAGAATACTTTTACAGCACCCATAATGACATTTAAAGCACCATTTATTATGCCTTTTATATTCCCCCATACTGATTGGACTAAGATAACCAAAACTGGGAAAACAGCACGAAAAACAGCGCCTATTACCGTTAGTGCTCCTTGGATAATAGAAGAAATAAAACCAAAAACATTTCGAGTGGCCTGTAAGATTTGTTGACCATTGTTATCCCAGAATGCTTGTAATTGAACTAATTTCGCGTGAACAAAAGTAGTTACTGCAGACATGGCTTGATTAATGTAAGGAGACAAAAATCCCCAAACTTCAAGTGCCTTATTTTTTATAGCAGTCCACCCACTGATAACTGCATTTCTGAATGTTTCAGAGCGTGTCCACAATAAGTAAAGTGCTGCACCAAAGGCGATAACAGCTGCGGAAACTAGCACTACGGTACCCATCATAGCAGCTAGACCTTCCACTAATGGACCAATAAATACCCACGCTGCTGCAAATGCTGCTTTTAAGCCCATGATATATCCTATACCTGCTGCAAGAGGAGTTAAAATAAGAGCAAATGTAGCAACTAAGTATAGAAACATACCAGCTAACTTAGTGATCCATGGGTTAATTTCATTTAGTTTATTGATGAATCCACCAATCATGGTACCAACATCAACAATTTTGGCAGCTATTGTCCCCCAAAATGCTACGAAAGGCGCAACTGCACTAGCCCAGGTATTTTTGAAATTATATAGAGATACCCCAAGAGGAGTTAAAGAGTCCTGTAACCCTTTGATTTTTAGCTGAGTTTCCTGCTTTAACTTTTCTAGCTCAGTGGTAGCTGCTTGTCTTGCTAGTTGGTGCTTCTGTCTCCACAAGTCAACATATTTATTTAGCTGAGGTTGAGACATTTGGTTTAAGGCAGCAATCTGTGAAGCTGCTTCTGGTCCCATCTTACGTAGACTAGCAATAAAGCCTTCATCTACTTCTTTGCTAGCAAGAGAGTTAAGGTTTTTAGACCAATCTTGCATAACCTTAACTTGACCTTGAAGATTGGATAAAAGCTTTTGCGGACTGGTCTTTTCTAATTGAACTTTTTCGAACAGTCCCCAGGTGTCTATAATCTCCTGTGTACGAGTCTGTAAAGCATCTCTATAACCTGCCCACGCTTTAGCTTGAGCAGCTAAATTCTCTCCGACGTCGGGTCCTTTTGCTGCATTCGCTAAAATAGCTGTGAATCCAGCCCAGGCAACAGATGTGACCATTGCTACAGACTGCATACGCATAACACCTTGGGTGATCATGCCAATCATATCTTGGAGCTCTTTCATACTAGCGTTAGGTCCAAGCATTTGAAGAGCTAAAGAAGCTGCACTGCTCTCCCTTGCTAAGCGTGACAAATTAGAAGTAACTGAAAGTAATGGGTTGTTAACTTTCAACAACAAATTACCCATACGGTCATAGTTCTTCGCTATCTTCTCACTTTGACCACTCATAGCTGACATAGTAGCTACTTGTTGAATGATACTTTGACGCATAGCCACATTGTTATTAATCATTTGATCGGTAGACTTCTTATGTTCTTTTCCTAGTCTACGAATCTCATTCATAAAATCATTAGTGCTACCTGTGTAATTACCCATTTGAGAACCGAGTTTGTACATGTCATGCTCTGTCTTCATGATTTGCTGACGGTATTTCAACATGTCATTATGGTTGTTAATCATAGACCTACGCATTTCATTACTCATCGCTTGCCAATCATGGGCTAACTGAGTAGCACTTGTTCCGGCAGTACTCGCTAAGGCGCGAATAACGTCACTTTGGCGCCCTAACTGATTATTAAGAGCTTGAGATTCATCAATCATTTGCTGAGTAGCTCGATAAGTGGAATTCATTTGGTTACTCATTTGCCGCATTTCTTGTGTAGCCCGATTTGTATGTTGAGCCATTTGTTGCATTTGTTGATTAGACTGACCAAACGCCCTATTTGTTTGATTAGTTTGTCGACCTGTTTGATCCATCTGTTGATTCATACGATTCATAGAGTCGCGCCATTCACGAGTAGCATTATCTGTTTGTTGAAAAGCACGTACAGTATCATTCATGTAACGATTCAATTCAATAACAGGTGCTAAATTAACACTAGGCTGAATTCGTACATCCAAATCACGAATGCTCATGTTTCCCCTCCTTTCTTTGAATTATTTTTTAGTTACTTCACTTTATTAGCATCATTCTTTTGCTTAATTAATTTGTTAAGAGCTTCATTTGCTTGCTGAAGCTGGTAAGGAGACATTTGGTAAGCCTCTGTGAGACTAATCATTCCTTCTGCAACGGGCCTCCAAAAATCCCAATTATCCTCTACTTCTTTTTTTACGACGTTCTGAGGTTTACCCTTACTTTCCGTCTCTAAGAAAGGTAGAAGCTGCTGTAAATAACTCATTAAATCCATCTTTAGGTTCGATGCCCTTATCTTCGTTACCATCAAAGTACTCCCAATCTACTTTTGGATCTACAATGACATGTTTAAACAACTCTTCTGCCATTTTTTCACTAGAAAAAGTACCTCTGTCAGTTGTGCATCGGTCTTGAATTCTTACTTGTTCTCGATGCCCTGGGAATTGCAATGTGTATTCTACGCCTTCAACTGTTACCTTTTTTTGAGAACCGATTTTAGCCATTTTAAAAATCTCTCCTTTGTAATGTAAATATAAAGAAGCAGCCCTATTGGACTGCCTTAATTCATTTGTTTTTTTGTTATTTGGATTACGTTTAGAACGTTTCAATCAAATCACTCTTCTGTATAGTCAAATACTTTAAACTGGAATTCCCGGCCACCTGCTTCGGTATCAAACTCTTTAGAAGGTGTTTTAACAATACGAGCCTGAGTTCCACTAGCCTTTTCTTTCGTTGTACCATTATTGTAGTTAATCCATATAGGGAACGGCTTCTTCTGCTTTGCCTTTTTCATCAAATAAGGATACGAAGGCGATGTTTGAGAAAGTGTTAGAGTAATAGTTCCTAACGTGTTATTGCTTTCAGAAATGATAGCTTCTCCTTGAGCACTAACTTTTGTTAAGAAAAAATCTTCATCTTTTTCAGCTTGGATGAATGAACCTTCATCATAGCCAGTCATAAAAACACCATCTACAATTGCAGAGGCATACTTTGGATCATACGTACGTGTCATATTTGTTCAGCTCCTTTAAACTAAAATTTCACCTTTTATTTCAGCCGAGTGAATGGCCCCAGCTAATTCAAACGAAAATGACAGACCGTTATAAACGCGACTTGCGCGATCTGCAGGTAATGTTTCACTACGTGGTACGGTTGTAACTGTATAGATAGGGTTCTCATCCTCATCTGCTGCAATAATACCTTGAGCAAAAGCTCGTTGAAGAACAGTCGTTGCTGCACTATCGAACAACGCAATGCCCCGACTATCAAATGAAACTTTTCCATTGTTAACAAAGGCAGATTGGATACTATTTTCCATATTGGTTTTAACCCATGACTTCCCATGCATGACATCAATATACTCACCACTTACGGTGATACCTTCGCTTGTTTGATTAATGCCAGCCTTCTTCACGTAAGCAATAGCACCATCTTCATGAATAGCTGCTAGTTCGTCTGCATTTATATCAAGAACAGTGATACCTGTTAATGACTTGAACTTCCAAGTGATAGAACCAACTTCTTGACTTCCTAATTCACCGACTAATGCTGCATCGGCCTGTTCACCTGCTTTTGGATGGTAAAAGTCAATCACATAATCGTAATCCTTAGCTTTAAAAGCATTACGGCTTTCTGAGTCAATTGTTTTTACCACATACATTTTGAATTTCTTACCTTCCACATAATCAGCAATAGCCACTTCATCTGTTAACTCAATATCTGCAGTTAACAAGAAGAACCAATCATGATCATAATACTTGGCAATAGCTTCTGCAGCTGTTTTAGGATCTGTATCTGTTGCAGCTGGATCATATGTGGCAATGGCTAAAGTAGTTGGACGATGATCTTGAGCAAAAACAGCAGCTGCCTTCTTGTAGACCTCTGTTGTTTCAGCAAAGTCCACCTTTACCGTATCGATGCTAGTATATGTTTTAAATGTGCTCACTCCAGCTTTTTCAGCTATAATGAGTGGCTTGCCAAGTCCAATCAAACCGGACGGCTTTCTTAGCTCGATGCTTACAGTTACATCTTGTAATGGCATTCTATAAACCTCCTAAGTTAATAGTTTCAATGAATTCACTTAGCTGACGAATTTGTTCATTCGTTGCTCTAAACTGCACATCGAAACCGTGTTTGTATTCATAATGTTCAACAAGAAATGTAGTGCGATCTTCAATGTTCCCTAGCATCGCAATGGCTATATTCTTTTCTTCAATGAAATCTTGACCCATAAATAAAAACCACTGGTGGATTTGAAAGACTTTTTCCATCGTGGTTTCAACATCTTCAGCGTAGAGGCTAAACGATATAGTGTACTTATACTGTTCAATGCGCTTTTGGAAAGCTGTATCGTCTTCAACATACTCAACAACAGCTCCTTGTCCTCTGCCTTTAATATAGGGTGACGTAATATTATAAACGCCATATGGTAAGGGGGGAGTAGGATTTGTTGTATTTCCTTTGATAATTTGTAGCCCTGTATCCTTTTTTATTTGAGCAATCATTTCTTTAATTGTTGCTATGTTCATGACCTGCCCACCTTGCTAAATAAATAAAGACATCCGTATAATCTGTAAAGTCCTTAAAGTTCTGCACAGTGTAAGGGATGCCTTTATATTCGATTTTCTGTCCTGGATTAAGAGCTTCGATGGTATAGATTTTACGGTCTTTTACGCTATAAGTACCACTCTCTGAATATCGAAGGTCATCTTCTGATAAAGGAAGAATAACGCCGAATCTATTTTCAGGCTGAGGACTTCCACCAGGTACCCAATCTCCTTCATCGTTGTAATAACCGCCCTCTTGTTCAACAATTGCCACAAAAGGAATACCATTTTCCACAACCATTTCTTTAAAACTAATAATCTCAGACACTTCTTTCTACCACCCTCCAAGTTACACGGGCACGAAGGCCACCAGTGTCCATTAAAGGATTGGATGAGCCTTTATTCTCCATAGTGATAGGACTATTCCCAGGAGAACGTAAGGTAGTAATCTTCTCTTGAATATCAGCAACCGCCTTTGCCCCAACTCGTTCAAATAAAATCTTTGCATCGATTTCAAATGCTAGTACCTTATCGATTAATCGCTCCATAAACTGCACCCATTCATCATTCTTTTCATCAAACGTTGAACGCACAAAAGAGCGTTCCGGAATGGTGACGCTCTTAACAAGAATGAACATAACTTTTAAATTGTCACCATCTTGAACAGCCAATACATTTTTACCTTTTGGTTTAAATAAACCCGGAATATCAGAAGCTTTACGGCCATCCGCCTCTTTTGTGGGGATAGTTAGAAACTGCTTCTTAGGCTTAATGGTTATTCCATATTCATGTACATTTGCAATCATGGTATAGAACGAATCGTCAGAAGCAAAGATACCAACTTCTACTGAGTATTTATCAAGATCCCCTAAAGCTTTGATTAACTTATCGAAATTATCATTTTTAACGGTCATTTTTACAAAGCCTTTTTGTCTAGCCATGTTAAATCACCTTTAAATTGATACTATTTCGCTTTGTAAGCTTTTTTAAGAGTCTCGAATATTCTTGCCCATATGGTGTAGATTCAAGCCCTACAGCAGTATTTGAGACGTTATATTCGGTCTCCATAACATCTAACTTCTTTCTTTTTACTGTTTGAGCCTTTATAGTTGCCAAATGAGTGGCGTAATAGCGAATTAAGCGCTGTTTGTTGTCCTCTGACACCTCTAGATCCTCTACCTTAAGGGTTGCGTCATCAATAAAGATTTGCAGCACGTCTGGAGACATACTAGCTAAATGTTCAGCAGTCTTTTGAATGATTTCAGGTGTTGTTTTCAAATCAATCACCTACCTTATTCCGTTTCTTCTCCTGAACCATTTACGATTAAGTTACTTTGTTCAGTGATAGCAGCGAGAACCGTACTACGCTTCTCTGTAGCCTTCCACTCTTCTAATAAAGAAAGCGAGAACGTATCTTTCACCAACTCAATTGCTTCATTCGCGTTTAAATCCTTAGTGGTTTTAGCAGATTCATGAGCTACAATCTCTTCATTTTCCACCAACTCTTTTATTAAAGGATGTGCGCTGAACTTCTTCCAATCAGTAGCAGCAAGCTGATTCGCTCCAGGAACTAACATGACACCAGCAGCATGACGAACGTATTTACCTTTGTTTTGTACTAACATCAGGCACCATCTCCTCGTACAATTGCCATTGGATAACGTACAATTGCACCGCCTGTACGCTCTTCTAATGAGATTTTATAGTTAGGGAACTTGTATTCTTCCGGATGACGCATAATGTCCATCGGAATAAGTACTTCAACTACATCTGGTGAGCTATCGAATACTAGGAAGCAATCTGTACCGCCTTGACCTTGACCCTCGATATCAGATGTAAATTCAATACGACTGAACCAATTTTGGCTACGTAAGTATTGAAGAACGGTCTGATTTGTATATTCGTTGTACTCTTTTTCAAGCTCTTCCATCATGTCAGGCGTAACAACAAGTGTATCGGCATTGTGCCCAGGTAGACGATTAACTGCAGAGCGAGCTTTACGTAAATCAGATATGATTTCTTTACCTGTTTTATCAGCCCACTTTGTTGAAGTACCAGCTTTGTTTTGGTCAATTGCAATCGTTTGGATTCCTTCTGCATTTGTCACACCAAGAATATTGTGTTTAGCATCACCAATCCATACAATACGATTTTCTTTTTCAGCAATGGCTTTACGTGCTGTATCAGCCTTTGTTGTTTCGATAGGTTGACCTGCCATTTGTGCCTGGCGTAATTCCTGAATAGATACTCGAAAAGCAGCAGCAACAGAGTAAATTTTTTCTGTATGACGCTCCATATCAGCATCTACTAACGGAATATCTTCTGCACCTGGAGCTAATACTTTAGCTGCACCAGAGCGCTTGATAACATCATAGCTGTATGTTTCCGCACCAGCAGGTACATCAGTCTTCACATTAAAAATGGTACGAGCTTTTAGCTCCTCTTTCTTCGCTTCATAAATCTTATTATCAATGGACTCTAAATCAATCGGACGAATAACACCGTCTGCTCTATATTGGGACATTCTTTTTCACTCCTCATTCCTACTAGTTTTTAAGGTAAATTGATTTCAAGTTGCACTAAGCCACCTGCTTGAGCGCTTGACTTGAATGCTGCTGAAGGGAATGCAATAACTCCGGATGTTGCTGTATCAGCTGGACGAAAATTGCTTGTGGTAGGATCTACAACGACACCGTCACCAATCACTACATCTTCATCAACCTGCACCCAAATAACACCTTTGCGAACTGCAGCAACAGGATCGTATTTTAAATACTTTTGATCATCAGCTTTTAATACCCAATCATGAATTTCTTGAGCTAATGAAACACCATAAGGTTTGCCGCCTGTCTTAACACGCGTAATGGTTTCGCCATCTCCACCTAATTGAACAGCAACTCCGTAAGGGATATCTTCAGCTGCTGCTTTTGTATCTGCACTATAATCTTGATAATTGGCAAGCTTACCTTTACCGCCTGCTGCTGGCATATATTTGTCATAACTTGTAATAGTCATCTATATAGCCTCCTATTTTCATATTTTGACGTTTTATTTCATGTTTAGGCGCTTGTTTTTCATCTCTTCAATCTGCTTATTAGATGAACTACCGTCACCAGTAAACATGTGATTGTTGCCTGTTGAAGAAAATCCTTCTTGCTTAGCACGTCCTAAAGTCGCATCAAAAAAGGCGTCGATATAATCATCTGATTTACCGTCGCCTTTAAAGTCAGGTTTTGCTTTTTGAATAACTGCTTCTTTGATTTCACGCTCTGATTTACCTTTAAAATCAAAAGAATCACCAAGGAATGTTGTTGCACCACTGATTAACTCAACACGAGATTGTACCTTTGCATCTAGTTCATCAGCAGATAAATTGTTTTCCTTTGCTTGTTTTAAATCCTTCTCAGCATTCTGGTATTTCACTTCTAGTGCATCATAACGACCTTGTAATGTATCAAAGTCCTTCGCTTTTAGGTTAGCCGTATCTAAGCGTGCCTGCTGTGCTTCTAAAAAAGATTTTACAGCTGAATCTACTTCATAGTCCTTACCATCAATCTTATAAGTAGGCATGTTATTAGTTCCTCCTTCATTTTCAATCTGCCATGCGTCTGAATCATTTCGAATAGCAACCTCCGGACCTGCCCTTCCTTGATTTACTATGGCAATATGGTTAATTTCTAAATTTCGTTGAACATATTCATAGGATTCTCCATTGTAACTACCTGACTCGGCAACTACATCGGATAAAAAACCAATGCTGATCTCCCGTTTCCCATCACGAATCTTTTGAATAAGAGCTTCGTCAGTAATCGTCATGGAAACATAGAGCTTAAAGTTTCGAACAACTGCATCTGTATGAGACAACCCTTTTGCATAACGGCTATAGTTTTTTAACGTCACCGGTTCATTTGGGTGGTCATCTGTAACAGGTTTAGAACGAGCTGAGTTAATGGTATGATCACTAAATATTTCATCAGGTAACTTTGCCTCCATCTGAATTGTTCCATCCTGTCGTTGATATGGGAATACACCTGGGCGAGTGATAGGTACTGTAACAGTTAAATAACCTTCATATGTTTCTGCATAGTCTTGAATAAGTGCTTTGTCAAACCTTTGCGTCCTCAAATATCCTCACCTCCTTTCATACAAAAAAAGAGACCAACAAAAAGTGGTCTCTTTTGCTATCTAATTTTAAAATTCATCTCCGTGAGGGAAAGGAGGTGGGGTATCACCAACATAAAATGCTCTTAATTCCACAGGAACAGCCTCATCATTAAGGTATACTTTCTCACTCTGTACAACGCTTTTAGCAAACTCTAAAGTATTATCTATTTTTTGTTGGGCATCAGCGTTAGAACTACTGCCTAGTAATGCCTTGGTCCCCTCTTTAGATACAAAGTTAATCCTCCAGTTCAAAACATGATGTTCTACTTTTTCTCCATTCTTATAAGGAACTAAATATCTTGGGAATAAAAGACTAACAAGGCTACCTTCTCTTTTAAAAGCATCGCTTAGATTTGGAAAAGCATTTATTAATCCATCATCAATGGAAACTCCTATCCACTGTTGTTTCGTTTCAAGAGCATAGGCATCCGTCAAAGCTTTTCCTAAAAAAATATTAGATTCCTCATTTATATAAAAATCATCATAAGCTATCCCACCTCTAAAAGGCATTTTGAGAGAAATAGCGGCTTGCATTAATTTCCAACAATAGATTAATAATTTTGTTACACTTTCTTCACTTTCATCCTCTGAAACCAAAATAATAGAATCTGAGAAAATATTTTTGTAGCACCATCTTTGATTTGGTAAATGATTAGGAAACAAAGATGGTGTCTCTTGACTATTAGAAGAAAGAGGACGATTCATTAGATTTGCTATCTCAGCTAGATTCTCATATTTTGCTGAAAGTTCATCTAATGGAGTAGTCAATAACATATTTTTAAAACCTAGAATATCTAAAAACGCTACAGCTCTTTTGCTAACTTTCATCCAAACACCTCTATCATAATTAATAAACTCATAATAATAATATAATTTATTGGATTTTTTAGCAAAATTTCCTTCCCGAGACATACAATAAACCTTATATCAAATATAGCTAATCAAATATCGGAATAGCAACACAACGGCAACGATAATCGGTGCCAGGCAAACCAACTTCAGGGGGATCTGAGTAAGAAAAAACCTTATTACTAAGTTCTCTATGCACCTTTCTCACTCGTTCATCTTGGGAAGTAACCCATTTAAATTTACTTACACCCATTTGTTTATGACGTTTTGCAATCATTTGGCCAAGGATGGAACCTGTTTGATCAACAGCAATGAATTCAGCTCGCTTCCTAGACATTCCCACGCGTTCAACCAACTGATCTCTCACTTTTTTTGCGCTGCTACCATTCTTCACACCTTGATAAATGATGCTCTCGATGTTAGCCAGGTACCCATCCTTAATGTTAGTAATGTAGCTGGCATTCTCACTTATCGATGTTTTCATAAACGACTCTAACCAAGGCTCACTAACAGTGGGGTCAATTCCCTTCACCTTGCCTTGGTTGCTTATATTATTTTTATTAAATAAGTTGAGAGAGTTAACAAACTTACTGGCTGTTTCCTGGATAACGCTAGAATTAAAAATGCCTAGCGATAATCCTTTGATTACATCCACAGTTCGTTGAATGACATCGAGCGGTGCATCCAATTTATAAGACGAACCATCATCTCTACTCTTTTGCAACTTAATCTGAGGCGTTATTTGCTTGTCATAGACACTTAAAGTGACTTTTCCTAGCTCAGATATGAGTTTGTTAATAGAACGGCTGTATGAGACTGCTACACTGTCAGGGAAACGTGTAGGAGGAATAACTCTAGCCATATCACTGACCCTCCTTATAAGCTGTGTAAACTTCTTTAGCTATTCGTGCCCAATCAGCATCGTCACCACTGTACTTAGTTTCATTCGTTAAACCGAATTGACCAAAGCGTGCTTCTCTCACTTCATCAGACGTATGAACACCATTAACAATATAAATATTGTCTGTTTCAGCTGTTAATTTGCGAATCTCAGCGTCTGTTTTTGAATCAACATTCCATAATGGATTAAACTTAATCTCCCATTCCACTGAGTCAGGGTTGATAGTGCCTCCTAATTCATCAGAACATAGCAATAACAAGCGAATAAGACGCTCAATATGGGGCTTTAATTCATTCTCTTGCTGTGCTGCAATACGAGAATAATAGTTCATGACATCATACTGAGCTCCTGCAATTGTTCCTGCTTCTTGCCCTTTAATAACCGTCTTAGGCATTCGTGCTGCACCTGCAAGCATATCCCATACATAATCAAATAAATCCTTAATACCTGTGGTAACTGTGCCTTCTTTCGTGAGCTCTTCATCCTTACCAATAAGAGCAAGGGCCTCTGTACGAAACATAAAGTCCATAAGCATGCTTAATTCTCGTTTATCTTCCTTGCCCATCCCCTCAATATCAGCTGATTTATAGACCTTGAAAGTAAAGTCATGGAGCATTTGACCAACAGACCAAAGGGACGTATCAAGAACTGTGATGATGTCATATAAGGGTTCCAACAATGGTTGCCCTCTGTATTCATCTTCTAACCTTCTTGTTTGATCATGAATAACGCGAGAAGCATGAACACGATCTTGAGTAGGTCCTGCAATCTCTTGCCCAACACGAGAACGACAGTTTAATTGGAATGATTCCACTTGACCATACTTAGGGTGGAACATATCTTCATTCAATAAAAATTCGTATACTTTCATGCCACTGAATGCATGGATATAATCAATACGCATTAACTCTTTTTCTTTTATAGGGTCACTTAGTTCGAATTGATTCTTTTGAGTAACACCTAAAGAGATAAAACCATCACCACGTAATCGCTCGTATGAACGCATCTTTTTAAAAGCTTCCTTAGCATTAAGATCAGCAAGCTTACTCATAATATCGCGCTGCAACTTCTCATCTTTCATTCGTAAAGTGAACCAGCTGCGTGTCATATCTTCTGCAGGAATATCAATGACATTCTGAATAATACGATTATCCGCATATAAACGTGTTAAATCTTGATTAGTTAATACACGTCTTACTCCCGGTGTTTGTCGGGTTAATGCATCCCTGCTATTTCCCTTGCCAGGTGCTTGCATGAAATCATTACGAAACTGTTTTGCTTGCTCAATTACACTCACTCAATCACCTCCCCATTAATTTCTTGTAGCGATCTAAAGGATTGCCCTTAGATGCCTGTAATTTAACCAACGCTTGAGTTAAACTATCGACCATATCATCATGCTTACCATTTGGGAATGCTGTTGCTTCATCAATAAGCTCATTAACCCAAGGTGCATAGGACGGATGTGGCAAGTATACGTTACCGGATTCTACTTCAGGAGAAACGGCATTGGCACGTACTTCTTTTCCACCCTCCGGATTAACAGGAATTAAACCACTTATTTCATCCTGTAGCATTTGAATAACAGCAGGACCATTCGCCTTATCCTCAACATATTTGGCTTTAGCATTGGGCCATTTTGCTGTCATGTTACGAATAGCCTTCATTGTTTCAGGTAGATTCAAACGATCGCGTATTTGATCAAGTAGATAAGAGTTAGCTTGTCGCTTTCCCCACACTTGCCCAACAACAAAATCAGAGGCACTGCTATCTTTAAACGTACAATCCCATGATTGAACCTGTTTATCTAACATTTTAGGAAGAACAGCTACTTCTTTAGGGAGCTTTAACCTTGCTCTTGTTTCTTCATCTGGCACATAAAACTTCCACCAATGACGCTTAAAGATGTTACCACCTGCAGGTGACGGACGTTGCTGGTACATTGCATTCCATAAACGAGATCCTAATGCTTTCTTTGTGTTGTGATACTCTTGTTCAGGAAAACGCTCTGGCCACAATGTTGCTCCAACTTTCCGTCCTAATGCGTCATCTTCATCTTCTGCAATAGCAGGCAAAGAAAGAACTCGCCACTTCTCACCATCTGATTCCATATCCTTAATTAAACGGCCAGCTAAGTCGTCATCATGCCACCGTGTCATAATTAAAATAACCGCCCCGCCTGGCGCTAAACGTGTACGCAAAGTTGAACGGTACCAGCTATCTACATTTTCACGAATCTTTAATGAATCAGCTTCTTGCCAGTTTTTAAATGGGTCGTCGATGATAGCTATGTGTGCTCCACGTCCTGTCAGCGGTCCTCCTACACCAGCAGCAGCAAGTCCTCCTCTATAACCTTCAATTCCCCATCTACCAACAGCTCCACTTTCTCTTGAGACATTTACATTATATAGAGTTTGAGCGTGTTCTTTAAAAGTGTCCCGGGCTATTTTGCTGAAGTCGAAAGCAAGATCAGCTGAATAACTGGATATAATCATTTCCCATGTAGGATTTCTCATTAATACCCATGCTGGAAACTTCTTTGTACTAACCTCACTTTTACCATGACGGGGAGGCATAAAGATTAGCAATCTATCACCTTTGCCTTCTTTTACATTTCTCTCTACCTTTTCGAGCTCAGATATCAGCATTTTAAGATGTTTGGCTGTTTTCCACATTCCACGTCCATCGTAAAGAAGAAAGCCTTCTAATGACCGTCTTGCTAACTCTTGTTGAGCAGCTGTAGCAATTATTTCTCGTTGTTCACTCGTCAAGTTTAGCAAGTTTCTTCAACTCCTCAATGCCAAGAGCAGACATATCAATATTTTGATTAGTCACATTACCACTATGTTCAACATCTTGCTTATCTCTCCATTTATCTGGGCGACGATTCTTAAGCCAAAAGATTTGAGCAGTCGTATCAGGTGCCTGTCGCTTCTTAACTGATTTTGTAATGACAAGCTCATATTTATAGGTTTTCTCGTTCCACTGGCTTTCCTTAGTGATCTCTTCATACTCATAACCTAATGCCCGTTTTAACAAAGCATTTTCAACTTGAAGGTCAACTACTTCCTTTCCTTTTTTTAAGGCGTCCGAAATGTCCGGATACTTCTTCTTCCAATCGCTTAAAGTGGAACGACTAACACCCACATTATGGGCAATTTGTTCATCAGTTAAGCCTTCCCTAGCCCATCCTTCAAGCAACACAAGACCCTCTTCTGTTATCCACTTCTCATACTTTCCCTTAGCCATCTACATCATCACCGCCTCCATTGTATATATAAGCATAAAAAAAGAATCCAACATTTAAAAATGATTGGATTTCTTTTTATACTTATAATACTTTTTTTCAAGGTTTCCCTTGCTTTCTATTAATACTTTAAAAATAGATTGCACTTTTTCAATGCACTTTTCTTTTTCTTCTTCTTCTAACGTTTCTTTAAGAATAAGAGGCGTTAACGTCTTTTGATAGAAATTAATAATTTGTATTTCATCGAATTCTAAGTTTTTGTACAACATTTCTTTATGGGAGTTTAATTTTTCATAAAAAGCTTTTGTTTCTCTTTTCACATGACGACATTTTAATGTTTCATCCATCTCTGAGGTATTATAAAAAAACAAACTATTTGAGTAGCCATTAAGGCTTTCAATTAATTGTTCCAGTGCTACTAAACGCTCCGTTGCATTATTTAAAAACAATTCTCTATCTCTATGTTTAAGAGTTGCGTTTACACCAATTAATGTGATTACTCCGCCTAAGACTGAACCCACAAAACCAATAAGAGCTGCTATTAGCTCTTTTTCGAATACATGCATTACTTTCATTAATGAATAAAAGATAATGAAATCAATCATTATAACTGAAACAAGTACAAAATAAGGTAAATATTTATTTATCTTTTTCATAATCTCCTCCTCCTCCAATTATATCGGACAAAAAGGAATATTTAACACATATTTCTTATTTCAGAAAAAATAAAAGGACACTGACAAATCAGCATCCTTCTCTTAATTATAAGCCTTGCAAACCCATTTTTTTAGACCATTCAGCCATTACAATATCTGATACTTTTTTCTCAATTAGTTTATTATTATCTTCAATAATTTTAGCAACAACTTCTACAGTCTCTCGATTAAGTTCCGTATCGCTAAGACGATCCACAACCTGTTTTTTAGTTAATCCAATAGTCATATCCCCTCACCCCCTGTCCCAATTATATCGGACAAAAGAGGAGATTTAACATATTTTCTCAAAATAAAAAGCACCCCTGGAGAAGAGTGCTTTTTATGAAATACATACTACACACAAAGGTAATGAGACGTCAGTCGAAGGAGATAGCAATCTCCTTCTCCATTATTGCTTTTTTCCGTGAATTTATACCTAATAGAAATAAAAAAGCACCCTCGAAAGGATGCTTCTGTTGGTTTATTAGAAATTTAAAATTTTATAGATATCTAATATTTTCTCTTTAAATTTGGATGACCAAGTATGACTTGTATCTGACTTACTATTTAATTCTATAGCGTTGCCATCCTTAAAATTAATTTTTAATTGAGCTTCATAATAATCAATTGTTGTCAGTTCACAACTAGAAATTTCTTTTGTCTTCCAAGTTGTGATTCTTGAAGAATTTCCAACTTCAATCATAGTCACTGTAAATTTTGTAATGAAGAATAAATTTAATTCTTTCTGATTAAAAATCCCTTGCGGATAAAAAATATCATGGTCTTTAACAGGATCTAATTTTTGTATAAAAGGCAGCAAGTCTTCAAATATATCTCTACCTGGCTCACCATTTATTTTTAACTTCCAATAGGCATCTTGAAAAAGTTTAAAATCCATTTCCATTCTTTTCACCTCCCCACCTAATTATATCAACAATTAGTAGGAAATACCTTTTAGTTGTCGAATATTGTAATTGAAATAAGGAGGTGAAACTAATGTCGAGCGCATGGATGCATAACAATAATGTAAATACCTTAATAGTGACTGTAGACGAAAAAGAATATCTTGTTTATTACAAAACTGTCAGCTCTGTAATTCCAAAGCTTGTTGAAGAAATTCAAACAGGCAAAAGAATTACATATAAAGATGTGAATGAAGAAATCTCTTCTATCCCTAACGATATGAAATTCGAGGAGATAACAAAATATATGATTTCAAAATTACAAGAGATGTAATAAAATCGCTCTCAAATCTAAAGCAAGTACTCTTACTTAACAATATGATTCTTGCTTTAGATTTCTCTAATGAACATTTTCTGTTAATACCATAATAGCACCCTTAAAACCAAATACCTTTCGTCTTCCCTTTATAATCACTGGTATTTATCTCACAAATAAAAAAGCACCCCCGAAAGGACGCTCTTTTTTCACAAAATAATTTCGTAAGAGTACAAATCGCTATATCTTCGTTCTAAATCACCGAATTGAATAGTACTATTTAGTTCTTTACCTTTTTGGATTAATTCAAGCAGATTACCTTGTCCAAGAAAGCCTGATCCCTCTTGAATCGGTACTTCTATTACCATACCGTCTTTAAATTTCACCAAGATTTTCACTAGAATCACCCCCCCTGTCCTAATTATATCGGACAGAAAGAAATATTTAACATATTTTTCTGTTTTATAAAATAAAAAAGGACACTGACAAATCAGCATCCTTATGCTTATTACTTCAATAGTAACCCCTGAAACTGAATGGTATGGCAGGTCCTGAAATAGGCGTCTGCCCCCCAATCCCCAATTTTGGAGCCTTAGCAGGGTGCCCCAATGGATAATTCCCCCACCAACTGTCAACTTCGCCACTAGAATTCAGTACATATCCAGTTGGACGTTCAAAAGAGGGCATGAAATAAGGGTAGAAAGCATAGTTAAAAGGAGTATAGAAATTAGAATAAAACATTTAATCACCTACTTTGTTTCAAATTATTGAGAAAAGCTTTTATTAAAGTATGATGATTTTTTTATTGATGTGTATTTATCGTTAAATTCCTCAAAATAAAAAACACCCCTGGAGGAGGGTGCTTCTAGAAAACTTATACTCGTTGAAGGAGAAACATCGTGCCAACCTCGGGAATAGCTGGCTATTCATAGTATGCGTTCTTCAAATATTTCTTATACTGAATATTTTTTAGCACCACCTTATGCTAATTGCTTAATTAAATTAAACCCGTCCCTTATCAATCACCCGGGAGGCGGCCAGGATTGTAGTAACGGTTGCTGTACATAGAATGACAGACAGTAGTTTCGTGAAGGAATCGCACACTTCACTACCCCGTGGCTATCGTATGCAATACAGCTAGACTCCAATTGTTCCCCCGTAAATTCAGCCGGCAACCTTCATAGTCATTCGATACACCCGAGTACGTCTTGATAAGGGAAAGGCGCTTCTCCCACAAGCAATTTGCTATTGCTTATAAGAAAATATTACCTTTAATGAAAAAATAAAAAGGCCCCAAAAATGGACCCTTTTTTCTCTGGATTTTGTCGGGTTTTTGTCGGAAAAATTTCTGAGGAATTAGATGATACCTAGCGAAGTAGCGATGTTTAAAATGGCAGCACCTTTCTTCTCATAATACTTTTCTTTTTTTAGCCCTAAATCCATATAGATATTAATATCCTTTGTCTGCTTTGATTCCAGGTACTTGATCTGGATGATTTCACGTTCTATTTCATCAAGAGAGTATTCAAGAGCACGTTCAATTTGCTTTACTTTCAATTCAGCTAGGTTATCTTCTTTTCGAAGAACAGGGAACAGGCCGACCACGCCTGCTTCCTCTCTCTCTTTTTTATTTGCCAGCTGTACTTTTAATGCTCTATAGTTCTTTAATTCTCTTATAACCGTTTGACGAACTAGCTTTTCATCTACTGGCTCAAGTAATGTTAATTGTTCTGCTCCCATCATTTAGCCCCCTTTTTAACTGACTTATCTGCTACAAATCCATATCCTTTTACACAACGCTGGAACATACACAATCCGTTTTGCTGCCATACACAACACTTGCAATAACCCTTCTCCACCTTTACTTTCACTGTAATTACCCCCTTATAAAATAAACAGCATCCCAATAAGCTTTGCGTTCTTTAATTCTTTATATTTAACCCAGCACCATTTTCTAACAAAATCCCTTATACTTTATTAAAGTAGTAGTTATATATTTGAAATAGGAGATGTACATATGAGTCAAATTTTTCAAGAAAATTTTAAGATCATTACTTTATTGATTTCCTGTCTATCATTAACAATTTCTTTTTTTACCTTATGGTTAAATAGAAAAAGATTAGACATTACAATTGACTATAGTGGACTAGTGGATAGAGTCGAAACGTTTGATAAAGAAGCTGTGTTTCCTAATCAAACAACATCTGCTCTTATAGTTGTAAAAGCCTTAAATATGTCACCAAAGGACATTGGCTTTTTTGACATTCAATTTATAGATGCAAACTCTACACAATTACTTCCTGCATTCTACAAGTTTGCTATTCGTCCTGAATTTGAAAAACAAAGGTTACTTATAATAAATGATAATCAAAATACACATAGAGGTTTAAAGCTTGTACACTCACTTAACTAACCCCCTTGACTTCAAGGTCATTTCTAGCTGCTGATCAATCTGTTTTAAAGAAAAACCGTATCTTTCACATACGACAGCAAGTAGATTAAATTCAGCTGCAAGCTTTTCTGAATACTCCTTTACGAACTGTCTAACCTCTTCGCGCTCAATCTCATTAGCGTGATCAGCTGGAATGTGCCAGAAATCTTTGTTCCAGTACTCCTCTGCTTCTCTGCGCTCCTTTTCAACGAGCATTCGCATAGAAGCAATATCCCTGTGTATTCGATCTCCGTTCATATAAGGAGTTAATGAAATTCCTGCTGTTTCTTTCATAGTTCCGATGTAGTATTTAAAGCTATCGATACCCCTTGCTAGAATTGGTTTTGCTTCCTTAGCGATAGCTCGACTACCAGTGGCCCATTTAGAAATCGTGGATTGATCATAGCCAACTTCATTTGCAAATTCCATTTGGGTTTTCCCTTGTTCCTTCAAGATTTCTCCTAGGTTTGCATTTCTTTTCATAGCTACCTCTCCTTGTCATATTCAATTGTCCGTTTCTAATATTGCAGCCATATTTCTCACCTGTTTTTATGGCTTGTTTGCATGTTACCCTTATACTAGAAGCCCGTTATTACATAGCGTTTTCACTGAAAAAATTAGTGTTATCTTCAACCCATTCCGTATGGCGTTCTATCCAAATCTTAAGCATGTGCGTGGTTACTTTTAATCCACCAATTTCTCTAGTACATGGAAATCCTTTGCGACGAGATAAAACATAAACTTGGCTTTCACTAATTCCTAGGAACTCAGCTGTCTGTTTTACAGACATTAGTGGTGGGCATGATTCCCAAGCACTGTTATATGAATTTGCTCTTTCTAAGCGTTTTTCAAGATTTTCTAATCGTTCCATAAGCGGCGCCATGTCGATGGAGACGTTGATTGAATTATCCATTTGCGAATACCACCTTTTCGTTTGATTGATTTAATAGATTCTTGTATCAGATAAATACTTAACCCCAAGATAAAGATGTTGGATGTTGTCACTACGAACCAATATGTGAGTAACTCTTGCCAGGTCATCTTTTAAGATCGCCTCCTGCTATAAAAGTTATTTACCCGTTTCGTGTAACTTTTCTCCGAAAAAAAGTTCGCTAACATCCATCTGGAGAATATCTGCTATTTTTTTAGCATTTTCAAGGCTGAGTTTATTTCTCCCAGTCTCGATGTTTGCATACCCACTTGGATATGTGTAACCAAGTTTTTTTGCCATAAACGTTTGTGAAAGACCTTTAGCCTTTCGGGCTTGCTTTAATTTTTGCAGGATCATTGCGCGCCCTCCTTACTCGTTTTGTGTAACTATTGAATTTATAATAACTTACACAAAGTGGGTAAGTCAATATTTTTTTATTCTTTTTGTGTAAGAAAATATTTTTTATATTCATAACGTGTTAAAATTTACACATAAAATGAAAAAAGGTGTTGAATATGGAAAACATAACCGGTAAAAGATTAGAGTTCTTAAGAGAAAGAAAAGGTTGGACGAAATCTTTAGTTGCAAAGAAGTTAGGAATTAAAACCGTTTCTACTTACGCAAACTGGGAATATGGTTTACGTCAACCTGATAGTGAAATGCTTGTTAAAATAGCCAATCTTTATGATGTTTCTGTGGATTATATCTTAGGACGCCATGAGCATGCTGAAAGTAAAGAAAAAGTTCAAGGTATGTGGTTCTATGATATGGACAACCTTTCAGAAAAAGATTTTGAAGAGATCGAAGAGGAAGTTAGAGAATATACTGAATTCCTTTTAGCTAAAAAAAGGAAGCGTAGCGGAAAAGATTCTTAAGCAAAAGTATTGATGGAATTTAGCTCGCTTCTTCTTTCTTGTTATATTTTTGTTATTAATAAATGCTGTTATTAATATAGAGTGAGAAAGTGATTAAGATGTGAGTAAGAAAGTGATTGAGACTTTCGCTTTTTAAAACCTCTGAATTCCTTGGTACATAAGGCTTTGAAGGATTTGAGTGATTGAGAAAGTGATCGTGATGTGATTGAGTTCTTGTTTGTGCTAAAGTGCTCTATTTTTTTACCTAAAAATAAGAACATACTTTCTCTTATCGCTGTTTTTTAAGGAGTGTTTTTAGTGCATTTAGAATATGTACCTACCCATCTAGAAGAATGGATTTCGAATGAATACATAAAAAGAGGTATACTAACACCTTCAGATTTAACAATTTCTAATATATCAAGATGCTTTGGCGTTGAGACGGTTATTAGAAACGGAAAATCCTATTCTGTTAATATTGACGGCACCATTGTCTTGTTTTTATCAAAGGAATCAAGATGGGGTCTAAAGAGAAACTTTCATCATGAATTATGTCATGGATTACTACATGAAGGTAGACAAGGAAAGGATACGCCAATCCCCCTGCGTGAACTTCAAGAGAATCAAGCAGAAAATTTTATAAAGTATTCAGCTATTCCTTATCACATGCTATCTTACATAAATTTTACAGATGTCACTTACACTGCTGAACTTTTTGGTGTACCTGTAGATATTTGCGAAGAAAGAATTCACTCTATTCAGATTAGGCAGGCATATATAAGAGGAAGGCTGTTCCGTTCTTTGTTACCAGCTATGTCAAAGTGTTAAATAAGCATATTTTTTTTGGGTTTTAATAGTACTTATTTAACGGTGTTTTTTAACCTATTAAATTACCAAGTGAGGTCTTGTTATCAATTTAACAATATCTACTTAATTACTTTTACCATTTTTATTAATATTGTATGTTAATAAGATTTTTTATCAAAAGCTTATTAACAACACTCAAAGATATTTTTTACCAAAATTATAGGTATTTTCTAATCAAGCAATATATCTTAATATTTACTAGAGCAAAGTTTCTTTGAACTTTAATCAATATACTTTAAGGAGTAAGAAAATGAGTCAAAAGAAAGAATCTGAAAGTGAGTTAACCAAAAGATTAATTAAGCAAAAACATCCCGATGCTTGGTTAGTTGAGTATGCTAGTATCGGAAAGAAATTAAATGCAAGTGAATTTGGAGCTTTTACTAGAGAAGGGCTTTTCACTTACAAGTTAATTGATAAGACAAACATTATTAAGACTGGTGGAGTGTTATGGCCAGAGCAAAAACATGGAGAAGTAGATCACTTTGCAATTAAATCTATATTTTCCATAGATAACATCCAGTTTGTTTCCGGAAATCAGGGTAAAGATATTCAAAAATTTTTAGCAGGTGAAAAGGAAAATTCTTTTATACAACTAAAAAGAAAATGGCATGAGAAAATTCTTGGTTTTCGTTCAGGGAAAAAGTGGAAAAAATACACTGCAGTTATAGGCTATATAATGATTATTTTCTTTATCGTTGGTTTTATTAATGGATTAGGAGAAGAGTCTACAAGTTCTTCAGCTACTAAAACAGTGGATAGTAAACCCTCTACTAATACTAAAACTGACAATAACCTTAGCCCTACTACTCCCGTCATTTTCAAGAATGGTGAATACATCACTGGTAAAGATATTTTACCTGGTTATTACATAGCTTCTACCAAAAATAAGAGCGGTGATTTACTTATTATTCGAAAAGACTATAGGATACAAAACGTTAGCCAAAGATTAGGCACAGATGGTCCCGCTCCTTACATGGTTGATAATTTTGACATAGAATTAAAAAAGGGAGATAAAGTTAATCTGTATAACTTTGAATCAAATGTAACCTTTACTCCAATTTCTAATAAAGAAGCTGAAAAAAGAAAAGCCGAAAGAGAAGCTATTGCTAAAAAAGCTGCGCAAGAAAAAGCTGCTAAAGAAGAACAGGAAAGAAAAGAACAAGAGGCCCGTAAAGCTGAACAAGAAGCTGCGCAAAAGCAAGCTCAGTCCACTAGCATATCATTTAAAAACTGTACAGAAGCCAGAGCTGCAGGTGCAGCACCCGTTCATCGTGGTGACCCAGGATATGCATCACATCTAGATCGTGATGGGGATGGAATTGGCTGTGATCAATAACTCTTAGAAGAATTGCCCTAAAGGGCTTTTCTTTTTACGTTAAACAAGAACATACATTCCCTTCGTGGAGGTGATATTTATGTTATAACTAACTGTGGTTGTTTAACGACACAACTTCTAAATAATATCTTTTTAAGGAGGTTTTAATTTCAATGGCTTATTTTCGTAAAATACCATCTAAGAAAGCAAAATCTGGCTATACCTGGTCTTTTACCATTGAAACTGGTGTTGATCCATTAACCGGCAAACGTAAGCAAACGACGAGAAGAGGATTTGCTACTAAAAAAGAAGCAGAAAATGCAGCAAAAGAATTATCAACACAATTAGAAAACGGATTAAACATTATAGATAACAAAATGACTCTAAATCAGTATCTACCTAAATGGCTTGAAATGGCTGCTAAACGCAAAGTTAAAGATACTACCTTTGACCACTATCAAAATGTGATTAACTTTCGTATACTCCCCATTTTAGGTCACCTAGCACTAAGGGATTTAAACGGAACTGTATGTCAAAAATTTTTCAATCACCTTTTAGACCAAGAACTTTCAGAGAGATATATCAAATATATTTATAATATCTTGAATACCTCCCTAGAAAAAGCAATTGATTGGGATTTAATTCTAAAGAATCCCTTACGCAAAGTTGATCTACCTAAAGAGAGAAAGCGTAAGTACACAGTATGGAAAAGAGAGGAAATCCATCGTTTTTTACAATTTGCAAAGGATGAGGATCTACACTACTTCGCATTATTTTTTGTTTGTGTTTATACTGGAATAAGACGAGGAGAAGTATTAGGGTTAAAATGGGAAGATGTTGATCTTAAGGATGGTACCCTTCATGTTCAACGGAATCAAACCTACCTTAGAGGAACTTATTCCTATGGCTCTCTCAAAACAGAGTCATCTAATCGTATAATTAAACTTGATGATGAAACATTGCATATATTAATGCAAAATAAAAAAAGACAGAACGAACTTAAATTGCTATATGGACCTCAATATAGTGCTGAAAATCTCATTTTTAGCCGTAAGAATGGACAACCTATAAACTCTGCAACACTGGCCAAAATCTTTAATCGTATTATCAAAAAATCGGGTGTTCCTAAACTCCGTTTTCATGATTTGCGTCATACCCATGCTACTTTATTATTAGAAGCTGGTGTAAGTCTAAAAGAAGTTCAAGAACGTCTTGGACACTCTAGTATTAAAATGACTGGAGATATTTATGCTCACGTAACAAATAAAATGAAAAATAATGCTTCTAAGAAATTCAGTGAATACATGCAAGAACATAGCTAAGCGGCAATTGGTTACTTCCCCGCCGTTTACCAACTTCTAATAAATGTGGTCAAAATGTGGTCAACATTTAAAAAAACAACTAAAAAACGTTGTTATTTCAAAATTATTAAAGGTATGTACTTCATACTAATAATATGAAGATATACTGTATAAAAAAAAGTGGAGGAATATGATGTCTTTAATAAAAGAAGCACGTAGATATGCAGAACACGCTCATAGCGGCCAAATGCGCAAGCTGTCCGATACACCTTATATTGTTCACCCTATTAACGTAGGTAATATTTTAGAAAAAGCGGGTTTTAGTGAAGAAGTAATTGCAGCAGCTTATCTGCATGATGCTGTAGAAGATACAAGTGTAACACTCGAAGAAATTGTACAAAGATTTGGTTTAGAGGTAGCGGGGATTGTTGAAGCTCATACAGAAAACAAATCAAAAAACTGGGAAGAACGTAAACAGCATACAATTCAAATTGTGAAAACTGGTTCTCTTGAAGTGAAATCTTTAATTGTAGCAGATAAATTAGACAATTTACGGTCTTTAAAAGAAAGCTACGATCAGCAAGGAGATACGATTTGGAATAGCTTTAAAAGAGGATTCGAAAAGCAGAAATGGTACTACGAATCCATCAGCAAATACGCTTCAAAAGGATTGGAACCAAGCCAAATTCCAAGCTTTTTTTATACGTACAAACAAGAAGTAAATGATTTTTTTAGAAGTTAA